CTTTGGTTGGATCAAAAGGATCTTACTTAGATGGTTCGCCTGGTTTTAAGGATTGGACGGAAGACAAGAAAGATTTATTGTTCGCCGAATTGGCTAAGGCAAAAGAATGTTACCTCAGTGGGCAGCGATATTATCCCATTTTCAAGGCATGCCTCAAGGATGAACCCACACTTTTATCTAAAGATAAAGTGCGTGTCTTTATGGCAAGCGATTTCGTTTTGCAATTTATGTGGCGTAAATACGGATTGCCAATTTTGAGGTTTATGTCCGTCTATCCTTTGGATTCCGAAATAGCAGTAGGAATAAATTGCTATAGCGATGAATGGCAGCAAATGATTGATCATGTCACCACGAATGGGTCAAATTCGCACCGCATTGTTGCTGGTGATTATAGTAAATGGGATTTACGGTTGCCAATCAAAGTTGTCTTGTACGCTTTGTCAGTTATGGTTACGCTGGCAGAGCAGACAGGGCAGTATTCTGAAGAGGATTTAATTATCCTCAGGGGAATTAGTACAGATACTGCATATTTTGTGACACATTACAACGGTACACTTATGGAAGTATGTGGCGGTATGGCTTCGGGCCATAACGTTACAGCCCATTTAAATAGTATATGTAACGCATTATTATTAAGGGCGTATTTTTATACTTTACATCCCCATGATTGTGATTTTAGAAAATACATCAAAGCTATTTTTTATGGGGATGATTTTATGACAGGGGTTTCACCCTCTAGCAGCTTCAATTTTGTTGGATACAAGGCTTTTTTAGAAAAGATTGATATGGTGCTTACTATGCCCAACAAAGTTGATGATCCAATTCCATATTTGGAGTTGGATAATACAGATTTCTTGAAACGGAAGTCTGTATATAGCCCTTCAATGGGTTTTTGTATAGGTGCATTAAGTGAAGAGTCAATGTATAAATCTTTACATTGTCACGGTAAATTGAAATGCACTGTAGACGAGCACGATATAGGTGTTCTGTCCAGCTTTCTCATGGAAGCTTTTGCACATGGCGAAGAATTCTATGAGAAGTCGCGTTTACAAATAGTAGAAATATCAGGAAGGCATAACCTTGTTTTCCCGAGTTTATATTTAGATTACTATGAGATGGGCGCTAAAATTAGGGGAGATGATATCCCTGACGAGACCAGATTTGATGATTACTCCTCCCCTGAAGGTGCTTCAAATGCTGGTAAATTAAAACCCGTTATTCAGGATATAACGGAAGGTCCGGAGAATATGAGTGAGATTCTCCTTAAAAGGCATAATTCACTTACTAATAATAATAATAATAATATGTTTCCCACAACAGATGTGGGGGCGTGTGACACGCCCAGTTGTCACAGTGGAGGGCTCTTAGAAGCCCAGAGTAATTTGGAAAGCAACGACGATAACATGCATACCGAGACAGGAGTAAGTAACATTACAAATGCAAGTGAAACAATGGTTACGTCTGCCACCATAGAAGAACAGGATATATTGACTTTACGTCAAGATGATAGCCGCAGTTTGGAATATTACATGTCACGGCCTTACAAGATATTGAATAGGGAAGTGGCGGGATTGAATTTTACTTTTTCTAACGTATTGCTTCAGTTTTTATCGTCTCCCCGTATAAGAGATAAAATACGGGGCTACGCATACTTGAACGGCAAGCTTCATGTAAAGGTTATGGTCAACGCTCCTTTGCGGTGCTCGGGTGCTCTTTTGGTGGCGCTTTCACCGTGGCATGTAAAAGACAATGGATTGGGACCACAAAGTAATGATATTAACCCCTTACTTGATGTGTGCCAGATGTCTCAATTGCCACACATAGTAGTAGATTTGAGTACTGAGTGTGGGGGCGAGATTAGTCTTCCCATTA